GGCGGTTCTGGCGGGGGTGGCGGTGGCGGTGCGGCGGCTGGTGGTGGTGGTGGCGCATCTGCGGTAGGCGGGAACGCAACTACAACAAATGGCGGTAATGGAGGTGCTGGTACGGCATCAAGCATTACAGGGTCTAGCGTCACATACGCTGGCGGTGCAGGTGGCGCAAGTAACTCTGCTGGCATTGCTGGTAGTGGTGGTGCTGGTGGTGGTGGTGCTGGCGCACAGTATTTAATTGGTGGCGCAACGGCTGGAACTGCAAATACTGGTGGTGGCGGTGGTGGTGGCTCTAATAACTCACAACCAGCGGGTGCTGGTGGCTCTGGTGTCGTTATCTTGTCCATACCAACATCTAACTACACAGGCACAACAACAGGCTCACCGACAGTCACAACCAATGGTTCATATACAGTTCTGACTTACACAAGTTCAGGCACATACACGGCATAAGGAGAAACAATGTCACACTTTGCAAAAGTAGAAAACGGGTTAGTAGTCCAAGTTATAGTGGCAGAACAAGATGTCATCGACTCTGGCATCTTTGGGCATGGATGGGTGCAAACCTCATACAACACGCATGGCGGTCAACACGCTAATGGCGGTACACCTTTGCGTAAGAACTACGCTGGCATTGGCTACACCTATGACTCTGGTCGTGATGCGTTTATTCCTCCACAGCCATATCCATCATGGACTATGAGCGAAGAGACTTGTCTGTGGTCTGCGCCAACTCCAATGCCTACTGACGGCAAGCGTTATTCATGGGATGAGCCTACATTGGCATGGGTTGAAGTAACTGCATGACACCTGAACTACAAAAATACTATGAATCCCGCTTTGACATGATGTCAACGGACGGGTGGAAGGACTTAATGGACGATATTGACAAAATGATAAATTCGTTGAACAATATTAGTACAATCCCTGATGAAAAAAGCCTACAATTTAAAAAAGGCGAACTTTCTATCCTAACGTGGCTAAAAACCCTTAAACAGGTCAGCACACAAGCGTATGAGGAATTGAATGAAAAGAATTTATGAATTTGTCTGCGTAAGTGGACATCTCACCGAGAAACTCACTGATTATGAGACAGAGGAAGTTCGGTGTTCAAGTTGCGGTGTGACAGCCAACCGCATAGTAAGTGCTCCAAGCGTTAATTTGGAAGGGTGGTCTGGTCATTTTCCGTCCTCATGGATGAAATTTGAGAAGAAACACACAGACAAACTAAAGCAAGAGCAAAAAGAGAACTCGTAAGCAGAAATGCCGAGTTTAATGTCCTAGAACCGATAACGGCAGGAAAAAGGAAGAATATGTTGATTGATAAAGAAGACGAGTCGCCAAGTGAGTTAGACATAGTTGAGGAACAAAAACAACTACCTGAAGCACCGACTATCGCTGAACTCCCTGAGAAATACAGGGAAAAGAGTTTAGAGGAAGTCATAAGGATGCACCAAGAGGCTGAAAAGTTGATTGGCAAGCAAGCGCAAGAGGTAGGTGAAGTCCGTAAACTGGCAGATGAACTCATAAAGCAGAACCTTAGTTCTAACAAACAACCTATTGAGCAAAGTGAGCCTGAAGTAGATTTCTTTGAGAATCCGAAAGAGGCAATTCGTAAGACAGTTGATAGCCATCCTGATGTAGTAGCGGGTCGCCAAGCGGCTCTAGACTTCAAAAAGATGCAGATTCAGCAGAAGTTAGCGCAAGACCATCCTGATTTTGGGCAGATTGCACAAGATACGGACTTTCAGAATTGGGTGAAATCTTCACCTATTCGGTTAGGGTTGTATGCGAGAGCAGATGGTGAGTTTGACTATGACAGTGCAAACGAGTTGTTATCGACTTACAAGCAACTAAAGGGTATTAAGGCTAAACAGACTAGCGATGCGGGTGAAACCCAACGCAAGACTAACCTTAAAGCCGCCGCAGTTGATGTAGGTGGTACTGGAGAGAGTTCCAAGAGAGTTTATAGAAGGGCTGACCTTATTCGGCTGAAGATGACTGACCCGAACCGATACGAAGCCTTGTCTGAAGAGATTATGCAAGCGTATTCCGAGGGTCGAGTGAAGTAACTTAACTTATCGTTTTTTGGAGATTTAACATGGCAACCTCATTTTCCCCCAGTAACTCAGTTACTACCACCACAGCGGCTAATTTCATCCCTGAAATTTGGTCGGACGAAATCGTAGCGGCTTATAAAAAGAACCTAGTTTTAGCCAACTTGGTTATGAAGATGAACTTCAAGGGCAAGAAAGGTGACACAGTTCACATTCCTGCACCTACTCGTGGTTCTGCTTCTGCTAAAGCCGCTGAGACAGCAGTCACTTTGATTGCCGCTACCGAGTCAGAAGTTCAAGTATCTATCAACAAGCACTATGAATATAGCCGCTTGATCGAAGATATTGTTGAGGCACAAGCCCTGAACTCTATGCGTAACTTCTATACCTCAGACGCAGGTTATGCCTTGGCTAAACAAGTCGATACAGACTTAGTTCAGTTGGGTCGTTCTGCAAATGGTGGTACAGCAGGAGCCGCCGCTTATGCCGCCGCCTACATTGGTGGTGATGGCACGACAGCGTATGTTGCCGCAAACAACAACGAGTCTGCTTTGACTGATGCCGCAATTCGCCGCACCATTCAGCGTTTGGACGACAACGATACTCCTATGGACAATCGTTTCTTCCTTATCCCACCCTCAAGCCGTAACACATTGATGGGCTTGGCTCGTTATACAGAGCAGGCTTTCGTGGGTAATGGCAACGCTATCCGTACTGGTGAAATCGGTAACCTTTATGGTATCCCTGTGTTCACCTCTAGCAACGCTGATACGACTTCTGGTTCAGGAGCCGCTCGTGTTTGCTTGATGGGTCACAAGGACTCTATGGTTCTGGTTGAGCAAGTTGGTGTGCGTTCACAAGTGCAATACAAGCAAGAATACCTTGCTACATTGTTCACTTCTGACACACTCTATGGTGTAGCCGCTCTGCGTAGTGCCGCATCTGTTGGAGCCGCTAAGTCTTCAGCAATGTTCGCATTGGCAGTACCAGCCTAATTGCAGTTGCGCCCCCTGCCCTAGTGGTGGGGGGACTTTTTTAACTTAATTAGGAGAAATACATGGCAACCGCATCCGCAGTAACAAGTCGCAGAGGAAATGACCAATTCCGTGGCATTTTCAGCGATACATGGGCTGTAACAGCAACTTTGAACGCAGGTTCTTTGGTTGATGGCGCAGGCGAGACTGATGACATTACGATCCCAGGCGTTGCCTTGGGGGACATGGTTATCGGTGCATCTTTGGGCGTTGATTTGGTAGGTTTGACTGTGACAGGTTATGTCTCAGCCGCTAATACTGTCAAATTCCGCATCCAAAACGAGTCTGGCTCAACTGCTGACTTGGCATCCACCACTATGCGAATTGTTGTAGTTCGTATGGTCTAAAGATCGGGGGGCTTGTCCCCCCTTTCTTCATTAAGGAATTAAATGGCTTTGTTCAAATGCAATCAATCAGGTAATGTTGTTGAGTTCAGACAGGACTATGACATTATTGAGATGCGTAGACACCCTCAATACACAGAGGTTGATACTTCTGCTGTTGTGGAGGTTGAGAAGGTTGATGGAACAAGGCAGACACTAACTTTGAAGAAACCTATGGGTAGACCCCGTAAGGAACAATTGTTATGAGTGACATTGACGCAAGAGATTTTGGCAAGTTAGAGGCACAGGTTGCCTCCTTGCAGACTGAAGTCCACCAGTTAGCCAATGATGTTAAGTCACTCCTTGAGTTGGCAAACAAGTCAAAAGGTGGGTTTTGGATGGGTATGACCATCGCTTCTATGGCTGGTGGCGTAATTACTTTTGTTGCTGGAAAACTACTTAGATAAGGGGAAATCCTATGCCTATGGTCGGAAAAAAGAAGTTTGCTTACTCTGAAAAGGGCGAGAAAGAGGCTAAAGAGTATGGCAAGAAAAAGGGTCTTCCTGTGACCATTATGGTTGCTGTTGGCAAGCCCAAAGGTATGCCTATGCGTGGTCAGCGTACTGCTACGAACATGATGAAGAAAACAGGTCGTGGCAAATGAAAAAGACCAAAGCACAAGCCAAGATTAGCAAAGTCTTGCGCGAATTTAAGGCAGGTGATCTGCACTCAGGCAAGGGTGGCAAGGTTGTCAAGTCTCAGAAACAAGCCATCGCAATTGCATTATCAGAGGCTGGTAAGGCGAAGAAGAAATGAAACAAGGACTCTATGCGAATATCAATGGCAAACAAGCAAGAATTAAAGCAGGCTCTGGTGAACGGATGCGGAAGGTTGGTAGCAAAGGTGCGCCAACTGCCAAAGCGTTTATTGAGTCTGCTAAAACTGCAAAGAAACCAAAAAAGGTGAAGTGATGAAAACTCCCGCTTGGCAACGCTCCGAAGGTAAAAACCATAAAGGAGGGTTGAACTCCAAGGGAAGATCATCTTATAATGCGGAAACTGGTGGCAATCTAAAAGCACCAGTAAAGTCGGGGGATAATCCTCGCAGAGCAAGTTTCTTGGCTCGCATGGGCAATATGGCTGGTGCGGAGTACAAGGATGGTGAACCAACTAGACTGCTTCTTTCGCTAAAGGCTTGGGGTGCTTCTTCCAAGGCTGATGCAAAGGCAAAAGCCAAGTCAATTTCCGCAAGGAATAAGGCAAAGGCAAAATGAGAGCAATATCAGTTGGAATTAGTCCCACAGCGGCAGTAGACACAACAGTCTATACCTGTCCTACGGGCTATTACTCCAAATTCACTGTAATGTACATCCACAATACAGGTGGCTCTACCAAACATATAACTGTTCAATGGTATGACGCAAGTCTTGCTACGACTATTGATATATTGACCCAATACAACTTTACGGCAAAGAACTATTTGCAGTTTGATGGCAATGCTTACATTGTCTTAGAAGAAGGCGATCAACTCAAAATAACTACTGAGTCTGGAAGCACATTCAGTTTTATAGCAACATTTGAACAAGTGGGGTTGACTAGAGCATGACCTATTTAGAACTGATTAACGATGTATTGGTTCGATTGCGTGAGACAACAGTCTCTACTAATGCAGAAACCTCCTATTCCACCCTGATTGGCAAGTTTGTCAATGATGCAAAGCGTCAGATTGAAGATGCTTATGCTTGGAATGTCCTTGGCACGACAATTACCCTGTCTACCACTTCAGGCACATATTCCTATGCGCTAACTGGTGCTGGTCAGAAGTTCCAAGTTCAAGATGTGATTAACGTCACAAGCAATATCGGTATGAAGAATATCGACTTTGCTACTATGAACCGCTATCAGAATTTCTCTACCCCTGTAAGCGGTATCCCTGCGTATTTTGCATTTGATGGTGTAGATAGTAATGGCGATACTAAAGTAACGCTCTATCCTCGTCCTGATGGCGTGTATAGCATCCCATTTGCTTTAACAGTCCCACAAGCCACTTTGTCTGCTGATGCGACTGTGGTTAAAGTGCCTGATACTTTGGTGGCTCAAAACGCCTATGCAAGGGCTTTGGTGGAGCGTGGTGAGGATGGTGGATTGTCTTCCTCTGAGGCGTATGCGTTGTATAGGTCAATGTTGTCAGACTATATCGCTCTTGAGGGTACTCGTTATCCTGAAAATCAAGGATTTGTAGCAACATGAGCCAAGCAATCCAAACCTCTAGCATCTCAGCCCCAGGCTTTTACGGGTTAAACACCCAAGATTCGCCTTTGGACTTGAATCAAGGATTTGCTCTTATTGCCACCAATTGTGTGATTGACCAATATGGACGCATTGGCTCACGCAAAGGTTGGTCAAGGGTTAACTCCTCATCTGGTGCTTTGGGTGCAAATGATATTGGCGTAATACATGAGTTAGTTCAGGCTGATGGCACTTTGACTGTGTTGTTCTCTGGCAATAACAAGTTGTTTAAGTTGGATGGCTCAAACGCTGTTTCAGAATTGACCTATGGGGGAGGGGGTACAGCCCCCACCATCACAGCAAACAATTGGCATTGCACATCCTTAAATGCAATAACCTACTTCTTCCAAGCAGGGCATGATCCTTTAATCTTTGACCCTACTGTAAGCGCAACCACGTATAGACGTATTTCTGAGAAGACAGGGTATGTTGCTACTGTTCCTAATGGAAACATCGCTATATCGGCTTATGGTCGCTTGTGGGTGGCAGGTGTGCCAACACAAAACAATACTGTTTACTTTTCTGATCTATTGGCTGGTCATGTTTGGTCTACTGGAACTGCTGGTTCTTTAAATGTAGATAGGGTATGGCCTAACGGGGCAGATGAGATAACAGGATTAGCGGCTCACAATGGCTTTCTAATTATCTTTGGCAAGCGTCAAATCTTGGTATATGCCAATGCGACTACGCCATCCACCATGAGTCTGAGTGACACAGTTGGTGGTATTGGTTGTATAGCAAGGGATACGATTGCTTCTACGGGTAAGGACATTCTGTTCTTGTCTAACTCTGGCATACGCTCGTTTGCTAGAACGATTATTGAGAAGTCAGCCCCATTGGGAGACTTGTCCAAGAATGTACGCAACGACTTGTTGTCTACAATTGCTGGTGAAACGCTTGCTAATCTAAAGGCTGTTTACTCAGAAAAAGATGCTTTCTACTTGATAACTTTCCCACTGGTTAAGCAAGTATTCTGCTTTGACACAAGGGTTCAGTTACAAGATAACTCATTCAGAGTAACCTCTTGGGACTCTATTGAGCCAACTGCCTTGCTTTCCCGCAGGAATGGTGACTTGCTGATTGGCAAGAATGGATATATTGGTAAGTATGGAACGTATTTAGACCATACAAGTAGTTATCGTTTCTTGTACTACACGAACCATGCTGATCTAGGTGATCAGTCGATTACCTCTATCCTGAAAAAACTAACTATTGTTGCTATTGGTGGCTCAAACCAGTATGTAACGATGAAGTGGGGATTCGATTTCTCCACTAACTACTTGTCTGCAACAACATATATTCCAACACAAGGAACATCAGAGTATGGAGTTGCACAGTACAACAATCCAAACAATCAGGTTGTGACGATAACAAATGCAAGCCCTGCGGTTATCACATCTGTTGATGGCTCTGAGTTTGTATTGAACAACCCAATAACTTTGACAACTAATGGAACTTTGCCATCAGGTTTAAGTACAGGAACAACCTATTACTGCGTTAATGTCTCTTCAACTACCTGTAATTTGTCTTTGACATCTGGTGGTTCAGCGATCAACACAACAACAGCGGGAAGTGGTACGCATACAGCAGTACACGCTCAACCTGCTGTGACTAACGAGTATTCAGATGGTGTTTCGTTGCAAAACCTGAAAGTCAATGCAAGTGGTTCTGGCAAGGTTGTCCAAACTGGTTATGAGACTGACATTTCAGGTAATGAACTATCTATTCAGAAGATTGAAATTCAATCTAAACGTGGCAGATTAAGTTAAGGGGAAGAAATGACAAATTATGTGAAATCAACAAACTTTGCTACCAAAGACAATCTTGCATCTGGTGATCCATTAAAGATTGTTAAAGGTACAGAGATAAATACTGAATACGACAACATTGCTGTTGCTGTTGCAACTAAGGCAGATACTGCATCTCCTACCTTTACTGGTACAACAACGATAGCAACACTTACATTGACAAATGATTTGGCTATTGTTGATGGCGGTACTGGTGCATCGACTGCGGCAAATGCTCGTACGAACTTAGGTGCGGCATCTTCTGGTGC